TATTGACACAGGTTCATATTCATTTAACGCATTACTATCAGGTAGTATCTATGGTGGTATGCCAGGTAATAAGATCACAGCAATCGCTGGTGAGGCAGCAACAGGTAAAACATTTTTCGCATTAGGTATTTGTAAACATTTTTTAGATATGGACAAAGACGCTGGTGTAATTTATTTTGAATCAGAAAGTGCGATTTCAAAAGATATGATTGAGGGTCGTGGTGTGGATAGTAAGAGAATGGTAGTTGTTCCAGTCGCCACTGTACAAGAATTTAGAAATCAATCAATAAAGATTTTAGACAAGTATATAGAACAACCAGAGGCGAATAGAAAACCTTTAATGTTTGTACTAGATAGTTTAGGTATGTTATCTACTACAAAAGAAATGGAAGATACAGCCGCTGGTAAAGAAACAAGAGATATGACTAGATCACAAATAGTTAAATCTACATTTAGAGTTTTAACATTGAAACTAGGTAAAGCAAACGTGCCTATGATAATGACTAACCACACTTATGATGTCATTGGTTCAATGTTCCCACAAAAAGAAATGGGTGGCGGTAGTGGTTTGAAATACGCCGCATCATCAATAGTCTATCTTGGTAAACGAAAAGAAAAAGACGGTACCGAGGTCGTTGGAAATATAATACATTGTAAAAATTACAAGTCAAGGTTAACAAAAGAAAATGCACAAATAGATGTAAAACTAACTTACAAAAAAGGTTTAGACAAATACTATGGTCTTATTGGTCTCGCTGAAGAAGCTGGTATCTTTAAGAAAGTATCTACTAGATATGAAATGCCAGATGGGTCTAAGGTCTTTGGTAAGAATATAAATGACGACCCTGAAAAGTATTTTACAAAAGAGGTATTAGACAAGATAGATGAAGTCGCAAAACGAAAATTCCAGTACGGATCAGAAGAAGACGAACAATAAAAGATACGCCTTTGCTCAAAGACAAGGTGATGATTTTAGTTGTATAAAAATCATGGATGGCCAGTATGAAGGTATCATCTATAAGTACAACAACGTAAAATTTTCATCAACAGAAAATGAGAATGGTGAAATACCTTTGAAGTTTACATATGACGTTATGACCAATCCTAATAACGAAGATGTAAAGTCAGATGATTTTAGAAACTATATTGGTGATATACTAGTTGAGTGTGTTGAAGAGCAATTAAAAAGTGGAAAGCTACAAATAGATGAATGATAGAATAGAAAATACAATATTAAATAGTTTGTTTTTTAACGAGGACTTTGTAAGAAAAGCTATTCCATTTATCAAACCTCATTACTTTTCTAAAAGAGACGAGAGATTACTATTCATAGAGATAGATAAGTTTGTACAGAAATATAATAATTTACCCACAAAAGAAACGATCTTAATTGAACTTAACAATAGAAAAGATTTAAATGAAGAAGAATATAAGAACATAAAAGATTTAGTAAACTCTGTCACAAAAGAAGATACAGATTTACAATGGTTGTTAGATACAACAGAGAAATTTTGTAAAGATAGAGCGGTACATAATGCTGTACTAGATGGTATCAAAATATTAGATGGTAAAGATAAAACTAGATCACCAGAGGCATTACCTAGTTTACTAGGCGAGGCGTTAGGTGTAAGTTTTGATAAACACGTTGGCCACGATTACATAGAAGATGCTGATGCTAGATTTGACTGGTACCATACAAAAGAAAAAAGATTTCCTTTTGATTTATCTTACTTCAATAGAATAACAAAAGGCGGTATACCTAGTAAAACTTTAAATATCGCATTGGCTGGCACTGGTGTAGGTAAGTCTTTGTTTATGTGTCATGCGGCATCTGCGTTTCTAACTCAAGGTCTAAATGTATTGTACATTACTTTAGAAATGGCAGAAGAACGTATCGCTGAGAGAATAGATGCCAACTTATTTGATATTCCTATGGACGATATTAGAAGTATGCCAAAAGATTTATATGATAACAAAGTAAAAAAATTAGAAAATAAAACTAATGGTAGATTAGTTATTAAAGAATATCCTACTGCCTCAGCTCATAGTGGTCATTTCAAAGCTTTAATGAATGAACTTGCGTTAAAGAAAAGTTTTAGACCACAAGTTATCTTTATTGATTACTTAAACATATGTGCGTCAAGTAGATTTAAAGGTGGTAATATATCATCTTACTTTTATATTAAGGCTATCGCAGAAGAATTAAGAGGTCTCGCTGTAGAGTTTGATGTTCCTATTTTCAGTGCGACACAAACAACTAGAACTGGTTATGTGAGTACAGATATTGGTTTAGAAGATACATCAGAATCATTTGGTTTACCAGCGACTGCTGACTTTATGTTTGCCCTTATGTCAAATGAAGAACTAGAAGGACTAGGACAAATGAAAGTCAAACAATTAAAAAATAGATACAACGACCCTGCGATTAATAGATCATTTATTGTAGGTGTTGATAGAGCGAAGATGAGATTATATGATGTGGAAAACACAGCGCAAAATATAGTAGGTGGTAAAGAACTAAAACAAGAAGAAAACTATCCGACACCTGAAGAATCATATGAGAAGTTTTCTGATTTTAAATTATAGGAGATAATATGGCAAAGTTTGTGACATTTACAAACGCAAGTCCACCTTACGAAGGCACACCAATTCTAATTAACACAGATCATATAATATCTGTTTATGAAGATTTTACTGCTAGTAAAAAAGTGGCACTATGGACAAAAGATAACTTTTGGCACGTAGAAGAATCGATAGAAGAAGTTTATGATAAACTAGGACTACAATATAAACATAAAAAAGAAGAGGTAAACTAATGATAGAAAATATACTATTTAATATTCCTGTTTGGTCAATACCCACTTTAAATTTTAAAAAGAAAAAACCACAATTAGAAAAATTGTGTAAAGCATTTCCTGAAAGAAAACATGGTATGCAAACTTTTTCAACAAATAGACAAAAAGATAGAACAGGTTTTGCTGATGCTTTTAATAATATTGTAGGTGAAGAACTAGGTATGTTATCACAAAAATTAAAAAAAGATATTCAATTACAAGATATATGGTCAGTGTCTTATAAAAAAGGTGATTATCATACACCACACGACCATGGTTCAGTTGGTCTCTCTGGTATACTTTATTTAAATATGCCTAAAGACGGAGCAGTAACGCAATACATGCAACCCTGGAACGATTGGTATAGTGATAGAACAATCTACTACCCTATGAAAGTCAATGAGGGTGATATAGTTGTTACACCTAAATTTATTAGACACTTTACAGAACCTCACAAATCAAAAAAAATAAAAAGAGTAATATCTTGGGATATGAATATACTTTAATGCCTAAAAGAAAAACACAAAAAGTTAAGTTTCACAAAGGCGATCAAAGACCTGGGGGTATAATAGGCACTTTATCTTATGCCAAAAAGATGAAGAAAAAGAAAAAAGATATAATATGGCAAGTCATAGAGAAACCTACAAATAACGTAGTTGCTGAGTTTTTCTTTGAAGAAGACGCATTTAATTTAGTTAAATTTCAAAACAAAAACAAGGTATGGCAGAATAACGGTGGTATACCAAAGTTTCTCTGGACAAGAGTTTGAACGTATAAATATAATAAACAATTGATTTATATGGACGACTTGAATAAATTTATGGAATACATGAGAGAGAAATGTTTAGTTTTAAAGGTTTTACAACACAGGATAGAAATACACATTTAGAACACCTAGAGGACGATATTATAAATCGTGGTACTAAAGGTGGTGAGAATGCTATTAACTTTTTAAAGTCAATAAGAAATATGTTGGCTGGTTCTTCAAATAAAAAAGTTAATATGACGGTAAAATGGGATGGCGCACCTGCGATCATCTGTGGTGTCAATCCAGAAAATGGCAAATTCTTTGTCGGTACAAAAGCAGTCTTCAATAAAAATCCAAAAATAAATTACACAAACGCTGATATTAGAAAAAATCACTCTGGTGATTTAGCGGGAAAACTTATTTTGGCATTAAGAGAATTATCACGTCTAGGTATCAAAGGCGTATTACAAGGTGACTTTTTATTTGCGAAATCTGATCTAAAGAAAATAGATATGGACGGTGACGCAATGATTTCTTTTACACCAAACACAATCACATATGCAGTTCCTGTGGCTTCTAATATAGGTAGACAGATTAGTAGAGCCAAGATGGGGATTGTTTTTCACACAAAATATACAGGTAAGAGTTTAGATAGTATGACTGCAGGGTTTGGAACCGTTAGTGGAAGAGCGACTAACGTATTTCTAGCGAGTGCTGGTTATAGAGACGTATCAGGTTCAGCAAAATTAACAAGAAGTGAACTAACACAATTCAACGCAAAGTTAAGAATGGCTGAAGGCTCACTAATGAAAGCAGGGCCTTTATTAGATGAAATGAGTAAATCATCTGCAGATGGTTTAAGTGTAGGTTTTAGATTAAAAACATTTTTCAATCATTATATTAGAAACACACAAGGTCATATGGCCAAGGTTAGACAATTAGTTGATATGTTTAGAGAGTATTATATTAATATAGTACAAGCAGAAATAGACGCTAGAAAAACAGCAGCGGGTAAACAAAAGTACAAAGATATATTGAAAACAAATACAAAATATATTGATAGAAACAAAAACGCATTAGTAATGGCTATCGCATCTCACGTCACGTTACAAAATGCTAAAAACTTTCTCATTAATAAAATGAGTGAGATACAAAGTGTGGGACATTTTTTAAGAACATCTACTGGTTATAAGGTGACGGC